GGAGGAGTGATTTGTGCTGCACACAAACAGATGGAATTTCCCCAACTTCCCTGTGAAGGGTCTTGTACTCCCGGCAGACATAACGTTCAACCGACAGAGAAAATTCCGGGTGCCTTGGGAACTACCACTCCTTTGGCGTGCTGTCTTTCCAGCTGTCCATGTGAAGGTTTTGTCGTTTAACGTCGACCGGGGGTTCACCCCGTTCACGTAGGTGATCCTACTCATCTGTGGAGGGATTTCACCGGGTTAACGAAGATGGGGCCAGTGTGGCCCCGGAAGGACACGCGAGCTCACCCACGCCCGTTAACGACCACGGAATACGCGCACTAGACGCGAGGGGGATAGAATTTGTGCAGCGGATGACTGTAATTTGCGTATTCGCGCGCATTGTTGTCGGGGTCATCTCTTAACTGGTCATCCTCTTCCTCATTGTCAGGTTCCGCTTTTTCCCATTTCAGACCCCATAGGGATTTAGTCGATTTAGACACGTACTCGTTAAGAATTTCGCCTGTATGGTAATGCGTCACACTGGTCGTACAGTGTGGGCAGGCATCCGACTTTACGTGTAACATGGCACGGTCACCATCTTTGATGATCGTAACACCTTCAGGGAGTTCACTTCGGGGGATCTTCCGCAAAATTTTGTCGCGCTTCGCAGAATAGTGCGCAAGTGCTGTTTGCAAGGTTTTGATTAAGGAGGGGTTCTTCCTCTTCGCGCCTTGGGCTTCCTTAATAGCGCGTTCGAACGCGTCCTTTGCAACATCAACATGCTTTTGCAGTATAGCTTGCATTGCAGCGATTGGTCTTTCGGTGTCTATTTCCTCCGTGATCCATTTAGTCTCAACCTTTTCATTACTACCGCGTCGCCATTGTTTTGCCATAGGCTTGGAGTATTCTGTCAAATAAAAGGTGCATGGCCTATTGACTTCTTGGAGCGCGTCCATTTCAGAGAAGGGAGCGAGAAGTGTAGTACCTTGGGTGGTCGCTAGACGAGTTATCGTTATCAGCGCCACGCCGTTGAGCAACTCTTGTTGTATGACCTCGTACGGCATATATGTGACGTGGTTTCGAAGAAGGTAACTTTCGACTAATTCAAGGTGTTCTGGCAGTGGCCGTGCACCGGGCGTCTTAAAACAACTGTTCCACATAGCCTTGATTTCTCTCGGTTCGACTCCCATCATGAAAAGATAGAGGAGAACTCTCACTTGGGGGCGGCACCCCTTTTTGGTCTGCAACCATGGTAATTCCTTGAATAGCTCAAAACCAGTTCGCACTCTAGCATCAGTTAGCTGGGGTACCCCCGTTAGCCTGCTGTAAAGTCCGGAATTGAATTGAGAAGGTGAAGAATAAGTTATTCCCACCTTACCTGTGCCTGCCATTGAGGGTCTCACTACGATATCCCCAGCCTGGAATCGACCTACGCGGCCTTCGACTTGCTTACACGTATTGGGATCTGTTGCCCTCATAACCATTTGACCCTCGTCGTTTGCTAACATCTTACCACTGTCAATTAGGAGCCTACGGCCTGGCAGGTTGAGTCCTGCATCGATAACTTGCGTGGTGACGAGTACGCGCTCATCTTCGGGTATAGGTTTGTGTGAGGTCGTGGCAGACACCTCATAAGAGTCTATATTCCTGTACGACAAGGCTTCTTGAACCTTAGCGACCTCAGAGTAAGTCGAAACTCTAATAATAGCACTTCTTGCATGCTCTGGGAACTGGTCTCTTGCCCAGAAGAAACTATTAATGGGTGTGTCATCATTTATATAAATGGTTTTCTCGAAACGGGGAGGGAACCCCGCATCCCACACTGTAGTTTGTATTCCAGGGAGTGCAACGGGTGTTGCGGAGAGGAAGAGCATTCGGCAATTAGTGTTGTAGAGCCGTTCGATCACCTGCATCATTTCGCCACTGAGTTCATGGAATTCGTCCATCAGGAAAATGTCATCTTCCGTGTGTGCTTGGTTGTCGACTTGAATGGCGGCATGGCCGTATGTCATACAGAGAATTCGGCTTTGGTCTTTTATCGGTTCGCCTTTCTTCACGACTTGGTAGGGGTACTTAGTATCACCCTTGAGGGGACCAGGTGGCCCCCATTGATCGCGTAAGATTCGGCGAGGGAAAAGCATCCAAATGCGGCCTGTTGGTCTGTTCCAGCACGATTTGGCATGTGTGAGGAGCGAGTATGGTAGGAGGACAGATTTGCCCGTACCGGTCCCTGCAGTAATGATCGCTGGCCTTAAGGGCGCGATACTGCTTAGGTCACGATGTGGCGGGTCCTCGGCATCTGTCGTTATACGTTGGGTTACGGCCAGCTCGAAAGAGCCACCGGTCATACGCACTTTAGCGTCCCAAGGGTTAACGAATTCGCCATGTTTACCTGCTTTCACCTGCTTGCTTCGCCGCACTATTTTTGAGCACAATTCTACTACTTCTGGGAGGAATAGAAGCATGTGATAGAATGGCAGGATTTCTCCTACCCAGAGTGGAATGTAATCTGCGATAAAACTCGAAAAGCGCTTTGATTGGAGGTAGGGGTCTCGAGGCATTAGAGCCGAGATTTCCTTACTACTCTCGGCTTTAACGAGCCAATACGTGAGATTCAGGACCGAATAAAGTTTTGGCAGGTCAATCATCATGAACATCAAAAGCCGATAGGCTGTACCGATGTATGGTACCTTGACAATGAATTGCTCGAACGGGTAGAGACACCCGTAAATGAGGGTTGTAAGGATAACCATATTCGCGTAAGCGTGGACCGGTCTGGCCATAAGTTTGGCTTTGAATTCTGGTTCATTGAAAGACTGCCATGCGGCCGCTGCATCAGTGCACCCTGCGTAAGGAGATTGGTTCACAAGTGATTGATATTGTGGGAGACTGGTAAGGCTGTCACAATGGACGCGCATGATGAATTTACCAACCCAATCATTTCTCGTGTAAAATGTCTCGTCAGGGTACAGTGCAAGCAAGTTCGGTTGCATCTTGTAAATCTCACGTGGAATATCGCCGATTACATCTTGTCCAATATCCAGCACCGCTCTCATCCAGTCATCTAACGGGTGTTGAGACTTAAGAAGTTTAGCCATGAAACGTTCATGCTCGTCCGGCTTGTGGGCTTCGGGTTTCATATGAGTGTTAATAACTTTCATATACCCGGGGTACTTGTTTCCCCGGACGTAATGCTTGAATTGCCACTGCTTACTTCCGATAATCGCTTGGCGGGGATCTGTGTACAGTATCTGCACGTATGGGAGGCCGTATTGGTCTTTCACCATTTTCACTGAAAGGGCGTCACGGTTGACGTTGTAGTGATTTGACAATGATACTAGGTCCTCGACATATTCTTGCGCAAACAACTTCCACAGTTGTGGCTGGAAAGCCGTCAACATCCCGTGGCCCACACTCCGCTGAACCGCGACATGGAGGTATTGTTTGCCCCGAAGTTCGATGAACTGTGTCCGGCCACGCTCGTCCGTGGTGTGTTTCCCCTTATATAAGGGGTTGCTGATCTTAACCGCCCCACCTTTTTCGGCTTGATAGTATCGGAATTCCATGCGTCGCATGAGGAGGTCACCCTGCCTTTGTACGACCAACCACTGAGGAATGGCTGGGATGCAGGCGGCGCTCTCATCCTGCTTGCGAACGCGAAGTGCTTGTTTCTCGAAGTCAAACTTTGCCTGTGCCCATGCTGCAAGGGTTTCTGAGTCTCTCTCTACGGCTTCGAGTGAACGTTGGGTGATTCCCTCTCGGTACTGTCCAGTGCGACAGTAAATCTTGCCGAGGTATTCCATTTGTTCGATGTCGTCAACTGCGAAGATCTCAAGGTTAAGCCCTGCGTCTAGCATGCACTGCTTGAGCTTGAAGAGATCAAGATCCTTTCGCTTTATTTCATTGGAACCGATGTCGTCATCGCCCGTGTTTTTAACGAGGTGGCGTTCGATCACTTCTTCGATTGAGATTTGATAGTCGTGGTATTTCCACCAACCCATGAGATAACAGGCCCTGAAACCCCAGCTATTATCCCAGCTGGTGGCGGATTCGCCTGTACCTCCGCCCTGGTTTTTGTGGTGGATGTTTTTGCATAGATCAATATGGGCGTGTAGATCTAGGGCAAATTTCTCGACATCTCTTCTCATCAAAGTAGTGAGTGTTGCGGGCTTGATCGTTTTGTCCTCAGCGCCTGTTATGAGTTCAGCGTAGAAGGGTGCGTGGAGAAGGTTGCGGTCTCGAGGCAGTCCGTCGGTCTTTGCCGGCGCCTGCGTCACATAGTTCTCAAGAGGCTCACTTGTCAAGACGATCTTCCCCTTGTACAAGCTGTGGAACTCAAATTTTGGAGCGTTGGACCTCCTCCCTCCTTTCTCTAGCCACGCGCCAAGTGTGGCAATCCCTGTAGGGTCGCTTTGTACGATGTCCGCGTACTCAATGAAACGGGAGGGATACTTCGTGACCAGTGCGCGACGCGTCTCGTCATCTCGAATGCAAATGGTCAGCTGTTCACCTTCATCCGGCTGTGTTGCGGATATGATCATTGAGTCTTGCAGACCGTCATATTTTGCGCGAAGGACCGAAGAGATGGCCAGGCCGTTCCCACTCCGGTGGTGACGTAATCCGCGTTCAGCTAAGTGCCCTAGCATTCTCCACATTGCAGGCGGTGTCTTACTGTCAAACTCCTTGGCGTCAGCGTAGGAGAGAACACCCCCTTTAGCTATAGTGTGGACGCGGAGTTCTTCAAACAACTTTGCCATGTTTTGATTAAGTACCATCCCGATGCCCATTCCTGCGGCAGGAACATGTCGCTTATTTCGTTCTAATTCAATCACCATGTTCATGAAGTAGGTAAGTAGATCTTCCGCAACCACCGTGCGAACGTTCTTGCCATTGTCTACAACTTTACCTATATCGACAACTTGTGATTTGACGAAAGCGTGATGTAGCATCGTTGGGTACTCACCTGCGAGGAGTTTCTTTTCGGCCAGCTGAATTATGGCTTCGTCCCATCCTGCATTGAATGCGTCTTCACGGGTTTTCCAGTGATTTAAGAGCCCCGATCCGGGACTAACGTTCTCTTTGATGTACGCACGGACCTGGCCAAAGGTCGATAGCTCCATGTCGTCGAAGGCTTCAGGATATTTATCCACTAGGGCGTTGGCTACCGCCCACTCGCGAATGCGTTCCTGTTCCGTACCCCGACTCGGATCGAAGCTTGGAGCATATCTATCTAAAGATCGTCGTATCACATCCACATCCCGGATGAAGGCCGCATCCCCGCCTTGAGGGGTGGCTTGTGCGAGGTACTCGTTCGTGCGCGCGTTCAGCCGCTCGTCAACGACGAATTCTTCCCCTTCAACGAGCTGGAGCTTCTCCCCAAGTGCGCGACTCATGATCGGGGCCTTAAACCTAACGCGTCGTTGCGTAGGACCTCCGACGGCAGCAGCACTAAGCTTGTCCATGCCCGAGTTCAGCGCGGCTTGTTCCATGTCAGCCTTCCACCTTTCGTAGTCGGTCCAGAAATCGCCGCGGCCGGCGTAACTCGACATGGCAATGGCTTTTTCTAGACGTGCCTTGGCGTTCATTCGCGGTATGTTGGTGAGACCCGAAAGGGCCCAAGCAGCCTTCAAACGGTTAGCCGTGTTTAGCTCGAAACAGTTGTCAAATAAGATATTGACTGCACGCCAGAGTGCGGTCCAAGCTCTCTCGGAGAAGTTCAAAAGAACCTTAGCAATTGACACCAAAAAGTCAAAAAGGTCCCAGAGATACTTGTTGATCTTATGACTTCGTTCGTCCAACCATTGAAGGAATTGACCCACGAAATCAGCATTCTTCACATAACCGAGCGCGTCATGTAAAGCGTCCATGAATAAAGCCCACCACGTCCGCTTGTCACTTTTCGGGTGGTTGATAGGCAACGGAAGTGGCTTGAATTTCGGCGACGTATCAGCAATCTTTTGAGTTAAAGTCTTTATCGCGATGTCACATGCTTCCTCTTGCGATAACGCAAAGTCACCCTGCGTGCAAAGGTGGTAGAGGGTTGCGATCTGTGCAACCAGGCTTTCGAGGCTCTCGAAATCTGCCGTAGCTTCGTCTTGTTTTATGACGAGATCTGTGTAATCTTTCGGTAATTGGTCCGCGGGGACACCGATTTTCTTCAGATCATCCGTCAAGATCGAAATGGAAGTTCCTTTTCCGTACGTTCTATTCCCGACGGTGAACTCAGCTGCGGTTACGCGGCGGCGGACTGCTGCATCACGAATTTTCCGAACTATCTCTTTTGCTCTTGGTCCGTATTCCCATGCGGGGCGTCGGAGCTCTTCTTTCTCTTCTGGCGACAAGTTTGCCGCTTCCACGTCGTCATCGCAACATGCTTGCATGTTGTGTTCGTTTTCGTCTGGATTGTTAGCCATCCAGTTGGCTGTGCGCGAGATAGTACCGGCAAAATTTCGGAGTAATCCGTTGACTGGCGTGACGACGGTATTGTTAACAGGTGGCGTGGCGGCGCCGCTTGTTGCAATGCCATCGTTTCGTCCATTCAGGTCTTTGACGTTATCCGGTGCGTTATTCTCATTCTGCGCGTCGTCAGTCGCGCCGAATCCTTGCGCGTTCGCTGCTCGTTCCAGAAGCCACCGTGACACATCAACGCCGCAGATGTGGAAACGCCAGTGACGGGCAAGCCAGGATGCCAACCATCCGGGGATGAGAACACTGAGGGAAAGGTAGTAAATGGTAAGGAGCAAATAGAAACTGAAGAAGCCGTGATTGAAAACCGTGCCTAGAAAGACGGTTTGGCAGTTCCAGAAAGGCCCGTATTGGCCTGATTTTGCGTTCCTTGCCAACTCCCTTAGCTCCTGTGTATTGAAAGGTAATGGTATCTCAATATCGCCTTGTACCTCGACGTCTTTGCCGTAACACTCGAAAAGTAGAAGGCCGCAGATTGCGGCGGCACCCCAGAATGGTGCTACAATTAGAGTGAACGGTTGCCAGAAGTTAATCACAAGGCCCGTTGCAGATAAAAGGCCAGTGATGAGTATAACCAATACGTTCGCCCAGTGGTTGTTTCGCCATATCCTACTCCGCCCTGGCATTAGGCTCGTTCTGGTGACGACCCCGAAACGTGCGCCGAAACCTTCGACGCCAAGGTGCTTCCCCTCAAAGATTTCCCCAGTAGTGTTATCACGCAACATGATGTGACCGAAGGGCATTGGCATGCCTTTGGTTTGTCTGATGATCATGGTTGTCCGTTTACTACTCAAATTGGCCATCTCATTGGCTATCTTCGGTATAGTGTTGAAGATTAGATAGAAGATAGTCACACCTACCAGCCTGAATGGCATTAGGATAAATAGCGGAAACCGCCACACCCAATGCAGTGAGGTGCGGATGATCCGCTTACCCTCCCTGGTGTTGACTGCGTCTATAAGCCAGGGGACTGAGAAGAGCACAATTAGGTAGACGTTGTACCACGATAATGCGTATGACCAAACAATCCATGCACGGGCCAGGGCATCGCTCAAAGAGAAAAGGAGCGTTCTCCATTGCTTAAGGTAATAAGCGACGGTCACTGCAACCTTATACCAGAATGGTTTACCCTCGAGGGGGAACCCGTTCACGTACAAACTACCAATGAATGGCAGAACCGTGTGATCCATCACATCGTCTGGGGTGGGCATGGTATGGTAAATGCGGTCGAGGGATTTATCCATAATCGCGATGTTACGGACGCCAGCTGCAAGAGCAGTGTCTACTGTACCCTTACCACCATGCATCACTATGGTGTCGTACCTAACGAATTCTTCCTCGTGATTTGGGTTTACGATCTCTGGTATGGATTCCCTAATCCGTAGGGGGATGTTCTCTTTATCGGCAGAGCCACTAAGCCAGCCAACCAGACCCTCACCTGTGTTCTCCATTCGTCGTAACGGTGATCGCCCATCAGTCGAACGTGGCAGATTGTTGTCGGATAAAGCACCGATCCACCAGTGGGGTTTGTAAGTTGTTGACACCCATGACACGAACGAGGAGAACCAGTCAGGTCCATAGGCAGTCTGCTCCACCCACTTTAGTGTACCGCCAAGGTGGTAATTCTCTCCGCTGCCCGAAACAGGGATGTGTGGAACGAATGCGAACTTATAACCCTGGTTGGTTGCGGAGAGCAAGGACAACCACGGAGTTAACCATGATGAAAAATCGCCGCGTTTGAGTGCTTGGAGTTCCTTATGTGTGGCCACATGAACTCTCCAAATGTGCGTTCGGATGCCGAGCGATGCGGCCAGGCGGCCGTAGAATGTCATGGGTACGTGGTCACCTCTAGTCCCGCACGTCACAATCAACAGAGAATTGCGCAGTTCCATTTTTCCATCTGTCTTTCCAGGGCTCGAAGCCTCACCTTCGGAATATAATCCGTTCGGATTATCAGGGAGTGGGAAGGTCACACCCGGGTGTTTACTGTAGTACAGGTAAGCCCCGAGGGCCATGAGAGAGAAAAGAAACGCCAGAATGCTGCCGATTACTATCACAGTCCCCGCTACGTTGTTAACAACCGAGAACCTTACTCGACCCGGGTAATTTTGTCCCACGAAATTCCCACTAGCCCACAGCGTGGCGCTCAATACTGAACCGGGTTGACTTAGCAACCGCAGGAGATTGGTCAGTAGTTCAATGACCGGGAAACTAAAGTTCACCTGCCGCTGAACGTACACTAACGTCTGGTTCAGTACGTAAGTGCGGGGGAGATCCTCGTTCAGTGGGAGGTATGTGGTTCTGGTGACCGGGAGGATACTCGTATTCTTCACAGTCTCGAAGTAATAATCGTAGAGCCTCATCCCTGTCTGCGTGGCAGGCAGAGCACCAACGAAGGGGACAAAGACGAGGAAGATGAGGAATCGCCAATCGGCTGTGACTTTAAGACTACCTATACTAAGGTTCTCGTATAGCCACGTTGCCACTTCCTTCAGCGGTTCCTTCAACCATGGCGTTCGCTCCTTACTCGCACAGGCTGTCCTGGTCAAATTGCCGTCACTACGAATCAGGGCACGGCCACAACTGCAGTGGTGGAAGTCATCGTACTTGGCTTCTCTTATGACCGGTGTCTGTTTCGCGCATTCACAACGGTAATACGTTGGCCGCCATTCCCGTAAAGCCGTGAGAGAAGTGAAAGGCCCTATGCTGGTCGCATTGGTGGTATCGATGTAGAACACCGGTTGCGACCCGTGGTAATTGGACCCCTTCGCGATTGCGCTCTCAGTGAATAGCATCACGTAATAGTCGCCGGCGAACATGTCCGCTATGGGCGCGTCGTCTCTTTCCCCAATTTTGACCGTCCTTAGATATTGTTCGACATCAGTGTTCACGCAGATGTAAGCACCTGGAGTGCGCTTGGAACGCTTGTTGAAGCCTATTGGTCGATCATCTAAACCATAATAGCTAAGAATCGACGACACCACTGGCGCGCAGGTTATTTCAACGTTAGGTGTTTGACTGATTTGCCTTGAGTGTATCCGCTCAAGTGTGAACGTCATTTCATTGATTGTCGAATGAGGGTACAACGGGTCATACCATACTCTGAAAGGGAATGTCATGCGGGTATAGGGTGGTTTAACCCTGACACCGTAAGTCATGCCAAGCGGGCCCTCAATTTCGGAGAACATCGCTGAATCTGACTCATAATAGATATCCAGTGTGGCGATTCCGCCATCGAAATAATCACGGTTTCTGTATGACCGTGTAGCATAGGGTAGGATGAGTTCCTCCCCTTTCGGCTCCCTGTAACGGTCACTGCGGAGCTGTAAACCCTGGCATTGTTCGTAGTGGTTATGGCAGTAACGCTTACCGTTGAACGTGAACCGGTCTATCCCGTGACCACAATTACTGGGGGCCCTGCGCCCTTGGCGCGCCAAACCTGAACCCAACCATGGATCACCCGTCCGCACTGCAATTGCTCCGGCACTCGAGGCGCTGACACCAGCCGGGATGACGTGACTGTAGGATTTAGATTCAGCCTTTTCGTCAAACCACCTATGGTCGTGGTCAGGAATTGTCCTTGCGTAGTACTTGGAAGTGACTGTCTCGAATGGCAGCACTTTATTACTATACGGGACACACTCTTTGCTCCACAAGACCAATGTTGTAGGGTGGTATGTGACTATCCAGTCATCAGTTTCAGCTACAGTCCAGCACTCCTCGTCTTCCTTATAAGCGCCACGCATCAAGTGGGAACACCACTTATGGCGTCGGAGAACCGGTTTAAAACCATGGGCTAGAGCCATCACATACTCTGGATGAAATTTCGCCGGGATGAGAGCCAGTTGAGAACTGGCGTCCGGGGCCGGAGTCTGTGTGCTAGTGGGTCTGATGACGGAACGGCCATTGATGACGTGCGTGTCACGCCCCCGAAGATTGAAGGTGCCGCGCGGGGTGCGGTGAGTCCGGCCAGCGTCCCAGAATGGGTCACCAATTGGTGGCAGAACCGTGGCATTACGGTGAAACGGCCAGAAAGTACCATCCCAGACATAGCGCGCAACCGTGCGTTCCGTTGTGATCCAGCACTCTAAGGGTGTACGGCGACCAGTGATTTTCATTGGCACTGTGGGATCTACAACCGGAAAATCATAGGGTTGAGCAACCCTGTGCTGATGGTCACACAATCCGTTAAACCGTGACGAATCTTGAGTCAAAAAGGTATCGCGGTCAAATAAACCAGCGCTGGTGACAGCTTGGTGCCATTCTGCTTTTTCCCGGAGGGATGCGAGAAGTGACGAACCAAGATCAGGCCAATCCCTACAGGTTTTGCCAAGCGCGGCCTCAAGTGCATTTCGCGTCGCCCATGACTCAAAGAGGGATTCGTTTGCCAACCTCAGGTCTGGTACCTGGAGGTTTTCACGTATACGGAATGGTATCATCCGGTGGTCATCACTGTTAGTCGCACTGCTACAGAGTGGGCACTCGTGTTCACTCAACTCGCGGACGGCGAAGCAAGTCAGGCAGAATTGTGGCTGTATAACTGGTTTGCGACTAGGTATCAATCGTTTGACAATGCTAGAGTTGTACAAGCTAGTGGCAAGGTCACCGTCGGCAGCCTTTTGCTTAGAAGTTTCAACTACACTGTTCAAGTTAGAGATCCTTGAGTTCGCGGCTTCCAGTTGTGCCCGAAGGTCGGTGATGACAGCACAAAGCTTCCTGCACTCTCTCTGCCATACTTCATCATTGCCTGCATGTCCTGAGAGGGTGAAAACCATGTTCAGATGGCCGCAATTCGGTACTTGGGCGCCGGCGTAGAATCTGATGCCTTCCTCGCCTGTAAGCCTCTTCACTACTTTGCAAGACGTAACGTTCATGCAGGATGTGTAAAGGTTATACATACGGCGTGGGCAGCCAAAGATCTTCTTATAGGCACTGGCCAAGCTTCCTTTTACCTTCCGCCGCAGACTATGCCAGTTGCGAGTAAGCCACCGATAATTATCCCGCACGGTTTTGAGATTCTGGTCCTGGCGGTGCGGTTTGGATCTGCGAGGCATAACGCTCACGCGACGACCGAAACGCGGTGCACCGGAGTGATGCCGGATCATCCTCTTCCGGTTTCCAGTGTTCTGGAAACCGGAGATATCAACTGTGCCGGTGGTGCCGTCGACAACTTCTCTTCCTTTCCCCCAGCGTTTAGTCCAACGGTCTCTCGACTGCTTTTTGGCTCTTCCTGTTTCGACGGAAAGCGTACGGAGTAAGTTTTCAGTTTCGCGGCAATTGCAAATGGCGTACGTAAAGTCGCAGCAATAACCGGGGTTCTTCGGACCCTCGAAATACTCGTCCCATGCGTGCATACGGATGCCCTCGGGCACCCTAATTTCATCGTCGAAGACAAGGACCTTCTCAGCGTGGGAGCCGTTTTCTTCTCTCCACCCCGGGAGATGCATGCCGTTGTTCTGCTCGGCTGCGTGATGTTCAATATAGGTGCCATCAGGACGGAAGAATCCAATGAAGACTCTCTCAGGGCATGTACCTGGATTGCGTCGCCAATAGAACATGTTCTTGAAGGAGCAACCATTACAGTGAGGGTTACGGCACCCATCAGCGGGGCAAGTTGGGACCAATTTACGCCAGAAAGATGTGATGACGAGAAGTCGGATTGCTCGCCTTGCGGCTCGCCTCCAGCGAGCTTGAAACGAACGTTCTCCACGGTCTGTCGCTGCAAAGTCCTGACCTGTCCTACGACGGTGCCATTCTGATCTACTAGTGAAAGCGATCTCTTCTTTATCACTACAGCTAAAGTCGTGGCATTCAGAGTTATCGGAATAAGGCGTTTCCGCACCCGGCTCATATCCTGACTCGCCGCCGGTCTCCGAGGATTCCTTTGGCGTCTGCGTTGTGAAAGAAGGA